CCAATAATCCTTAACTGTTTTTTGAAAACTTCTGATAATGTAATTTTTGCCATGATGCTCACCCCCTAAATTATCCCCATGCCTTTAAGTGCAAATAAAATAATGAAAAGTTTAGCCCACCAAAAGAACAGGTGTTCAAACCTGTCTATCGGGTCTTTCGGTCTAACTCCGTACATCATTCCTTCCATTTGTTTTTTTATTTCTTTCTTCGTTGACTTGCAAAAATGGTTAAAAGGACGCAATATCCCGTCCCAATATCTCTCTTTTGCCTTAATTTTTCTGTTTTCACTCCGTTTTGTCATCATTGTTGCTCTATTTCGGGAGCAACTCCGTGATTTTGGCCCACTTTGTCCACCAAAAACCTGTACCCCACCTGACATCATGTAATCGCTTGAGAACCGCATCAGATACACAGGGCGGTGGATTGGCAATTTGTTCTTCCAGTTGGCTTATTTTCGCATTAAGTCCATCCATACTCATTATTTGGTTGGTTATCTGTCTTTCCTGATCGGCAATTTTGCTTCTTACGGCCTGAACCTCCATTTTGTTGCCGTTTGCGTCAATTATCGGAAGAATTGTTTGATCTGTAATTACCAGAGATGTTGCGACTCTAAATCTCAAAAATCCAAGAACGTTATCGTAAGTGTGTGTGACAATTCCGCATTTATTAACCGTTGTTCCCCAATTTTGGTCGAAAGACTGAAAGGTGTTTACGTCTCCAGTTCCGTTAGCTACCGAGATGTGTCCCGCAGTTCCTCCCTTAAATACCACCAAGTCTCCGACCCGGGGAGTGGCTAATGCGGTATTAGGAACAAGTTCAAAGAATTTAATAGTTACGTCAAAGGGGTTTGTATAGACTTGTGAAGCATATTGATGCCGGATGGTATCTCTTGTAACCCCTAATACATCACACCAGGCATAGGCGAGGTCCATACATTGATTGAGGTTGCTGGGGTCGTTTACTTCACAGGGTTTACCGTTCCAAGCCTGAAAGAAGAAGTTGAATTTATCTTTCATAATTATATTTTACTCCTTTATAAATATTTAGCAATTAAAATTCCGAGAATAACAGCAGATACATTTACAGCAGTCATTACATTTATTCGGGTTTTCAATGCTTCAAGTTCTAGTTTTAAATGGGGGATGTGGTTTTCCATAAGAAGGTCTAGTTTATTATCAAAATTACTAACACTTCTTTCAAGCTGTTCCACTCTCCACGTTAATGTATTGTTTTGTTTTGTCATTTTGTGTTATAATTATATTGTGTTAGGAATTATCATAACTCTTCTTATTTCTGTTCCGATTGCTTTATTTCTTCTTCCCAAAGATAGTATTGAGTAAGTAAGCACCACCACCAACTCCACCAGCCGTAACTCCGATCATTCCCAATATCTTTCTTATATCTTTTGGCCTTTGTAGCGCCTTTTTGAGTGCTTCTTGTGCAACTGCAACATCAGGTGCAACACTCCTTAATTCTTCTCTGACAGCCTTGGACATTGCATCATTAAACACAGCTTTTGCACTTTTACCGGCTCTTCCTGCTACCGTGTATGCTTTATTATAACTTGCTAATTTGTCTAATATTTCTTGGGGGGTAAATTCTTTTCCTTTAAGTATTTCCTTAGCCCCCTTAAGATATTCTTGTGCCTGTGGTAAATCGGCTTCTGAGGCTTTTGCTACCTGTTTTTCAGCATTTGCCAATATTTTATCTGCTGATAGTTTGGCCGTTGATGCTTCAGCCGTAGTTGCCCTATTTGCTAAAGCCCCTTTTGTTGTTGACGCACCTATCTTTTTAACTCCCGCTTTAACCAAACTGTTTAATCCCAAAACCGAAAGAACCTCGCTCGCGGCTTTTGTTCCCCCTTTTTCAAAAAGATTTAATGCGGGAATCATGGTTTCCAATGATTGTTTGGGAAGTGCTTTTATGCCATTGTTTTCAATTTCCTTTTTCTTTCCTTTATAAAGTTCAGTAAGTCCTGGTACAACCGCTTCCAATACGTCACCTTTGCCTTCCGGTTGGACATATTTGCTTTGGGTCGGTTCTTCCCCAAATTTTGCAGCCATTAAGGTTCTCAAGTCATTGAATAGGTTTTTTACAACCGCAGGATCATCGGTGAACTTGGGCATAAGGTCTGCAATACGCTGGTAATCCGGTTCGGTCATTACCCCCGTATCGCCTGTTGTTGCTTTTAGCGAAGCCGTAAAACCCTTTCTTAATCGATTGTATGTAGTAGCTGAAGTATCTAATCCCAAAATTGCCATTATATTCTTTTTGGTTCCAGCCACCTTGGCACCCAATCCTGTGTACTCTCCGCCTTTTGCCTCACTGAATCTTCCCTCTAATGTATCAACAAGCGCCATAGCGGATTTTGCTGAGGCTTCTTTTGTTTTTTCTGCCGCAGTTTTTGTTATATCTTCACCCCTAGATGCCGCTTCAATTTCTGCTTCTGCCTTAATTTTAGAAGATACGACTTCTGCAGGAACACCATATACACTAAGGGCCTCTTCTGGAGTAACCCTTTTAGTTTCACCTGTTTTTTTGTTGCGGATTGTTATTGTTACGCCCATGTTTAACTCCACTCATCTCCTCCACCACCAGTATTCGGATTATAGTAAGGTTTATTCTGTAGATATGTACTTTCAGGTAGGGTAGTCTCCTTATAAACTTTTTCCTTCCAAGCTGATTCTGCATCGGCTTGTGTTTTAGATTGATTCTGTGCAAGTAGATTGAGTGCTTGTGTTACTGCTCCTGTTGAATCGCCGGCTTGAAGTTGTGCTATGGCATTAGTAATAGCCCTTGACGCTTCTGTTTCCTGACCTGTAAGAGAAGCGACCAGGTCATTTAATTTAGTTAAGTTCTCTTCTTTAGATATACCAGCCTCAGTTACCTGCCCTGTATAAAACTTCCTAATAGGAGAGGTCTTCTCTGCAAGCGTTTTTTCTACAATTCCTGAAGTTGTAGGGATGCCCCGTCTTCCAAATTCTCTTGATGTTGCCAGGTTTGTTTGTGAGATATCGGCTTCCTGATTGCCAAGTATGGTATCAAGTAAGTTTTTATATCTCGCCTCAAGAGGTACTTTCTGACCCTCCAAACTTGTCCTAGCTGTTGCGAATTTTGCCGTAGTTTCGGGGATACTGGCCTGTAGGGAAGAAATAGCAGGCTGGTTAGCCTGTTGCTGAAATTGAAGCAATTGTTTGGCTGTATCTACAACATTGGAAGTTTGAGGAACAGGGTTTCCCCCACCAGAATATCCTCCTCCTGCGAGTTCTTGGTAACCTGCTTTATTTGCCCCTCCGGTGGCGTTGAAGTCGGCTCTTGCCGAGGCTTGATCCCAACCTTTATAGAGTACTGGATACGCTTGTTCGAACGATAGTGCCATTTTAATACAAAAAAGACGAGCTTTCTCGTCTTCTTATTCACGATAACGCCTACTATATTTGTAGGTATCTAAATTTTATTATCCAATTTATCTTCTGTCAAAATTGATGGTTGATAACGCCCAAAGTATCGCTACTGTGAGAAGCCCTGTAGAAAAGGCCACTCCCAGCGTGATAATCTCGAGCATTAATTGGGATGCAACCAATGCTTTTACCATACCTATATTATATCACAAATTATTTCTGTTTTAATTTTTTTGTTTTTATGTCTACTATATATTTATATATTTGCAAGGGGTTCCTGTCTATGTCTGTAAACAATTCGGTTTGTGTATTGTCTGGTATATAATTTTTACCCTGTTTTTTCCATTGACACACAATTCTGTTCGTTTTTTCTTTATCACCAATCCACATCTTTAATTGTAAATCATTATGGATTCTTCCTTCTATTGTGCCTGTAATAAAACCGGTCTTTTTATCGTAAAAAATAATCATAAATTATACGGATATTCCAGCATTAAATATATAATATTTAATTGTAACAGTTTTTTCTCCAGTATCAACAACAAATTTCTGTATAAATCTGTCTGGGTAGACATCTAAAAAGGTGGCTGTTGGAAAATTTGGTGAAACAATGTCTGCAAGTTGGCTTGAAAAGACAGATTGCCATTTATTAGGTTCATCTTCATTATTAAAAAAAACAAGTACAAATGGAACATAACCAAGATCATGGTCAACGGTTATGGTTATTGGGTCTGTGCCTGTGGCCTCGACACTACCAGAAGCAACAATAGACATTGGTGGAAATGCACCAAACTTGGTGCTAAAAACCAATTGAGTGTCGGTTGCGGTTTTAACATCGTAACCTTCTTGACTAACCTTGAATCCGTAATCTGTCATGCTATTTTGTCATAAAATAAATAATAATATAATCTAACCGTAAAAGGATAAGATAATCCCTCTGAATAATACGCAAGTTTCAAAATTGATGTTCCAACATATGACTCAATTGACTGATATGAAGATGTTCCCTCGGCTCTAAAACCACCAATTTGTCTTTCTGCACCTAGAAATTGGGTTACATTATAGTGAACATATGCAGGATAATATCCAAAATTGTGTGTAATATCCTGTTCATATTGGCCAGTTCCTGTCACACTAAACGCAACTTCTCCCTGTGCAAATGTTTTAAGAAAAGGGAATTTACTGCTTAATAATAATTCTCTGTCAGCAGCAGTTCCAACACCATACCCGTCTTGTGATATTTTTATTCCGTAATCTGTCATGCTCCAAAATCTTTAAAAATTACATACATAGCCCTGTCATCTGGTAATTGTCCTCTCAAATTAAGATATGTTCCATTTGCGTTCCATGCTCCTGGGTTTGTCCATGCATATCTATATTCATCTGTACCCGTCCAATACTTACTATGAAACAAAACTAAAAATCCTGGAGTATAACCCAACCCGTGTTCTACTTGAATTGTTTGTGCTGTACCCGTAAAGGTTACTTCTCCTTGTGTATGAACTTTCCATTGATTGGCTTTAGAAGTCATCACAAGGTCCTCAATATTCGAGGTTCCAACACCATACCCGTCTTGTGATATTTTTATTCCGTAATCTGTCATATTTAAAATCCTCCAGATTGATAACCAATTAATATTCTATCGTTTGTTCCATCGTTAATAATAATTCTAGTATTTGCTCCATCAATTCGAACATATCCCGACCCACTCGTTCCTACTCCAATGGCAACATCCAGTGTTCCAGCTGTTATTTTTTGTGCCCCAACGTTGGCTACATGTATATCTTGAATAACAGCGGTTCCTATTGCCGCACTTCCAATGGCTGCATTTGCAATGGCTGCCGCACCTATTGCTGCCAAACCTATTTGGGCAGCTCCAATGCAAGCATCCTGTAAATTACCGCTTCCAACCGAGCTTCCTGCCAATTTACCGGCTGTTACGGCCAAGTCTTGAAGAATTGTACTGTCTACCGAATTGGTACCAAATTTTGAAGTAATAACTGCTGCGTCTGCTAATTTAGCCGTTGTAATAGACAAATCGGCAACCGAACCCACTTCCGCAGAAACCATTGTTGTAGATATGGCTCCTCTTTCGATTATTGTTTCAGTATTAAGGGGGTTGCTTTGTTCAATGGGTTTAGCCGCCAAACTATCTAAGGCATTTAATTGGCTGTCATATCCTAATGTTCCATAATCTGTGGCCATTTTATTCCCGTTTTATTAAATCGTGACTGACCGAAAATCCGTAAAATATCCAACGTGAATCTTTGGACATTTCATATAGTTTCCAGAAAAGAAGTTTACCTTGCGTGCCTGAAGGGAACCTTGCCTCCATTACTCCATCCCTGGTTTGTTTAAGATCAATCCAATTCAACTTTCCTTTAGTAAAAGTATCAGCAACAGCCACCTGAACCTTTAATTGAGCACCTGGACTGGCAAATGCCCAGATATACCCAAACTTTTTATCTGTTTCCGGCGCGCCGAAGTGAAGCATGCCCATCATCTCCGATTCAATAGCAACTCCGTTGTCACTTACCGCAGTGCCCGATAATTGATAACACTGTCCATTTGCACCTCCCCAAACCATTTGCTCATCGCCAGACTGATCTTTGTAAGTCATAAAGGAAGTGGGGAAGTTGGCAAACTTCCAGGTGGCCCATTCATTATCTTGGAAATTGTATTTAAGTACACAGTCTGGTACAGGTTCTCCTGTTAGATCGTCTGTAACCGTACCCACCGCACAATAATAATCATATTTATAAATTCCCGCCGGAGCTACGTCAAATTGACTTCCGACTATTCCTGTATTGGCATCATTGTAGACAATTCTTTCAATCGCGTTAGATACTATTTCGGGTCTTACACCACCGAAGCCATAAAAGCCTTTTCTATTAAGCCATAATTTATAACCCTCTATGCCAGCAATGGAGTAGGGGGATGACGGACCCAAGTTTGTTACCGTGTCAATCAAACTGTCACCATCCCATTTAAATATATTGCCTGTATCTTTAGTTACTATACCCCTATCGCTTGATTTGAAAGTTGAAAGTATTTTACCTTCCCCTGGAATACGGATAGAACTTGAATCTGTTGTCCAATCTGTAGCAGTACCAGTAGTTGAATAAAACCAGTTTGTATCCGTTCCGGCATTCGCGGTTCCGCGACCAGAATAAATCCTGCCCTGAAATTCTATAAACTGTGAAGACTTGGGCGCGCCCGCAATCGTTCCCAGGAGTGTTCCGGATGTTGAAGAACTCGTTGGGGCAGTACCGTCTCCAAGTATCATTACGTCATCTAATACATCATGACCTATATATGAATTTGATGTAAAAGTTCCGTTGGTTGGTATTGTCCACACATCGGTTCCCTGCTTAGAGTAATAAAGCACGCTTCCTGAATATCTATAATTATGAAAGGTCGTGCCATCATTCTTAATCCAACTAAACAAGGAGTTTACTTTTAATCCGTCTGCCGTACCCAAGTAGGTAGTATAACCTCTGCGCTTTTTGTAATTGCCAACGGAGTCACGTTCTACGTTCAAACAACGGAGAAGTGACCCTTCTTTTTGAAGAAAAGGGCTAACTTTTAACTGAAGTTCGCCAAGCTGATAAACTCTCGTTATTGCCATATTTCCGCATATTTTCCACTTACTCCCCCGCTCACTGTGTGTATCCTATATTTCATATTTCGTGCCTGAGTACCACTCCCCTACCCCGTTTTGTTAATTTCCGCATATATACCGCGTTAAGGCATCCAGCCGTCATCTCCAGATACTCCCTCAACAATATCAATTTGTGTCGGTCCAGTCTTATCTCTCGGTACTATTTTATTAACAAAGTCCTTTTTAGCGTTATTTGCCATCCCAAATTTTCTATCTGACTCGGTTGTTTTACCATCTTTAAATAAAGCATTTCCTAACCCATATTCTACAAAACCCGTTGTGAAAGACCTCATTGGCAGAGGCAACTCATCTGTATCGTTGACTAAAGGATCGCCAAATCTATAAAAGACTATTTGTGCCGTTCCTCCCTCGGCAGGTTTAACACCTATTACCGTATCTCCCTGCCAGTAATGGTAAGGGTGAACACTGCTAAATTGCTGGTCGTTATTAAAATCGTTTACACTCATTTTTGTTGACTGGTACCAGTCCTGCCCGTTTGTTGTAATCCAAACCCTTCGTGGAGATACAAAGTCGCCGGTTGTGATGGTTCCCAACCCTCCTGTTCCAAGTGCAACTTCAACCGTTCCCAGGGTGTAATCCTCATTAACATTTATAATTTCATTGACCATTTGTTCCCTATATTCGTTTATCCAGTCGTCAATAATTGTGTCATCGGTAATAAATGTCGGGTCCCAAATTTTATCTTTTATCCTTTGCCTGAGCTTCCCAAGTGAGTAGTACGAATAACCTGCAGAGGTTAGCCAGTCGCTTTCCAGTGAGGTAACATTTAAAACCGATGATCTGTAATAGGTTCTATACGCATAACTTGACGAGCCTGTTGTATGGTCGAAAGACGTATACGGGCGGTCTGACTGGTAAGTAATTGTTCCGTCAGTAATTGGTGTGGCTGTCCCAGCCGTTCCCGAAGTCGACACTTCAAAAACAACCTGATTATATTTGATTGCATATATGGGTGTGTCGGCAGGGTGATCATAAAGAAGGTTAGATGTAAGTGTACCTGCTGTTCCTGTTGTAATCGTTGCAGTTCCCAGTATGGAGGTTTCGGTCTGTTCCTCGCCTAACTCTCCGATCTGCACTCCCCATGAGGCTGTAAAGCCTGCAGAATTTTGCCACCTGATAACCGCCTGTCCAGCACTCTCTCCATGAGAAAGTCTTGTAACAGGCGCTCCTATATGTAAATCGTTAGTTTGTTTGATTATCATATTCCTACACCAAGTAAATTTCTAGATCCTCCCAAGTTTGTTGTGGTTTCTGCAGCATAAGTCAGGCTTAAATAAGGTCTTTGGGCACTTGTAGCGTGTTCACTAAAACATATCCCCGGATAAAAGTCGTTAGCATCTCCCGTTGGGGCTGAGCTATTTATATCTTGCAAACTTCGTAGACCGACCTTGCTAATTCCACTTTTGTTTATAAAACCCAAGCCTGTTGCATTCAAAGTTACAGCTGTCATTGTGTTAGCTGTAATGGAAGCTAAAGGCAAGTCTCCGCCACTTACAGAACCCGCAGTGTCAAAATCATCAAGCGCAAGCGTAGAAGTTGATGCTTGGTTGGTTGAAACAAAAACCACAGAATCAGAGTCAACATTTCTTACTCCAGTTGGAAAAAAATTTACAGAACCCGAAGATATCACATCGGTGTCTGGTATAGAACTCGTATCGGTTGGGAGAAATACCCTACCTACGTAATATTTACCGCCCGAATAAGCTTGCCCTGGGCTTGTAAAATCTGAAAGTGTAGCTGTACCATTTGCTACATTTCCAGTTCCAGCATTCCTAGCAGTAGCGTAATTAACGGTGGAGTCGTTTCTGACATAACCATCCCCCGACCCAACATTAAAGTCGGTCAGATAAATCTGTGGGTATTTATAATCACGTGGTTGTAAATCAGAAAAATGTAAAAATGCTTCATAATTATTTATAATTTTGTATTCTTCCTTGGCAATGTCCATTTTTGTTATTGCTGATAAAAAAGCCTGATTTGATTTTGAGGAAGTACAAAAATATCCTGTAACAATTGCGGTTTTGTTGTCTGAAAATATTAACTCGTGGTATGAATTTGAAGTAACTTTAACTATCGGGTTTTTGCTCTTTGCTCCTAAAAGAAATTTCCCCGCATCCGTATTGGCCAGGTCAAGAATTTCATTTTCACTTGTTTCCCAAAAATTGATATCCATGTTTCAAACCCCTTTCCAATAATTTACCGCTATTGATGCAGTTCCCGCTCCTGCAATAATGTAGCAAATCTCGGAATTGGTGCCAACACTTTTAATTGGGAATGTGAAATCTCTCATAATACCTCCACCTGGAGTAAATTGTCCTCTTGCCAAGACAGAACCTCCTGTGGTTGTAGTTCCATACCCTAAGAAAACATCAGTTGTTCCTGAATTAACTACTATCTGAAGCCCTGATACATAATGATAAGTTCCTGCACCTGAAGCAGCTGAAAGTGTACCAACTACTGTACCTCCAGTAGTACCCACAGCTTGAGCAATTAAAACATCTGTTGGGGATTTTGGATTGATCTGAATTGTACCGCCTGCCACATTATTAACTACCGCCACCGTACCCAACGTATTCTGGGTTCCAGCTGCAATTGTTGTAATAGTACCAGTGTTCATTGCAAGTGTCGTTGTAACGGTTCCTGCCGTAACCACAACACTTCCTAGGGGATCATTTGTAAAACTAACAGGTTGGGTTCCTGCACCACCTGTAGACACTGTTCCAGACACCTGCACTACTCCACCAACCCCAGTTACCGAACCAACCAATGCAACATCACTTAACGAACCTGTTGTAATAGTGCCTGAATCCATTGTTAAAGTAGACGCTGGCATACCAACTATTGACCCTATCGTTCCTATGTTTGTTATCGAACCAACTCCTGCAACAGTGCCCACTGTTCCCAATGTGTTTTGTGTACCTGCTACTATTGAAGAAATAACCCCAATCGTTCCCCCGTCATTTATAACATGTTGAATCTCACCGTTTACACCGTCTGTGGTGGTTTTAATGCTTGTTTGCGTGCCTTGTGTAATTGTTACTGCCATTTTATAATCTTGCCGTTGTTCCCATTGCCATGTCGACTGGGTATGTTAAAGCTAACAAAAGACCCATTGGTTGTCCTTTGTAAGCCATAATATTATCAATATATGTCATTTGTTCAACCCCAATTACCGATAATTTAGGCTTGACATCCCTCACCAATAATTTAGGTTTGTTATCTAAAACACCACCCAATTTAGGCTTGACACTTTTAACGTCTATCATTTTAGTTCCAGACTAAAGTCATTACAGGTGTTCCGGTAGCTTCATATGTAATTCCATTTCTACACTCAACACCCAATTCAATACTCTGTGGAATTGATGTGGTCGGTAGTCCTAAAGTCACTATTGGGGTGGTAGCCGATGTTCCTGCGGCTGTTGCAGAATTGTGTATGGTAATGCTTCCGACATAGGTGCCAGGAATAACTATTCTTTCCAGAACTGCGTTTGCAGCCTTTATAACTGTGGTTCCTACTCCTCCGCTAATTTTTGTATATTGATAACCGCTTGGTGGTTGCATAATATTCACCTCCTAAACAAAAAGAAATCCCTTGCGGGACTTCTGTTTTTCGTCGCCTGGTAGCTCTGTACGTCTACTCACTTGGTGGGAGAGTGTTTCTCTCCCTTTGGTTCCCCTAGAAGATCATTTTGCAAATCCTCTAAAAAGGGCATCCATTCATTTTTAAATATACTATCTATGTTTAAATCTGTCAAAATGTGTTGCCGACAATCATTTTGAACTTTATTGGGATTTTTCTTTAACATGTCATAGATTTTCTCCATTTTCTCGTACATTGACTTGGTGTCTGCCGTAAATACATACCCGTTTTGCCCTCTCCACCACTTATAGTTGGTTTCACAAATCTCGCCTGTTTTACCTGGTATCACAAGTTCCGGCATGGATTGACAATTATTTACGATAACTGGTTTTCCGCACGCTTGAGCTTCTACACTGGTAAGGCCAAACCCCTCAGTCATTGAAGGTTGCAGATATATGTCGCAAGCGTTCATCTCTATGGCAATTTCAGGAGAGCCGGAGAAGTATGTTGATTTATACGGGTCCATAAAAAATATTCTACTGGAAATGCCCAAATGGTTAGCATATTCGGCTATCGGGAAGTTTCCAGGGGCTGTTTGCTGAGTATGAAAAAGTATTGCGGCTTCTGGGTGTTTATCGTAAAACAGCTTGAAAGATTCTAAAACCTCCTGAAAGCCTTTACGCGGGGGGTTTTCTTTATTGGCAGCAACCATAGAAAACAAAAACACGTCTTCCGGAATTCCCAATGTTTTTCTACACGCCATTTTATCCATTGGTTTAAAGATGTTTGTATCTACACCCTCATAAATCATTTTTGAAGCATAACCGTGATTTTCAAGTACCCTCTGCCCATACTTGGAGAATGTGATTATCTTGTGTGCAAAATTCAATTTTTCCAGTACGGGTGCGGGTGCGGGCTCCTGGTCTATGGGCAGGTAGGGTATCCAAGGGATTTTGTTCTTCATTAAAAGGTCGAGGAATTGCGATTGAATAAAACCCATATCCTGCATGTTAAAAACAACATTGGCTTTGAAATCAATGGCTGAGTGAAACATTGAATCCGACCCCCATACATCACCCATCTTAGGATATACTTTGATACCGTCTATTATGGTTGGATTACCTTCCAATCCGTAAAAAGCTACCTCGGCAACAGGCCAACCGTCATCACGGAGTCTGAAAAGTAAATCTCTGGTAAATACACCATATCCCGAATTACACCAGTGACTATTACTCACCCACAGTATTCTTAATCTTCTGTCCTTTATTTTTTTCATTTAATAATCGAAGTAATCACCCGCTATCCATTCTCCAATTGCGTGTCTCCATTCGTATATTTTATCTTTTATCCAATCTCTGATTTTTTCAAGTTTGTTTCTTCTATCTACATGTTTTTTGGGTTTTTTCCAAGAGAACATTGCTTCATCCAAAAAATAAACCGTATCTCTAGCCATATTATCGACCACCATTTTTATATCTATTTCGTTAGTTTGTTTAGCCATTTAAATAATATTGATTATTACCCCAAGTTGGAGTTTCAACATGACAATCTGTACAAAGAGTCCTCCCGTTATCTATATCAAATCTTAATTCTGGGTATTTTGTAAACGATTTTATATGGTCTGCTTGAATATCTATGTGTCTTTTGTTTAATTTGTCCCAACCCTGAATCTTTCCACATTCTCGACAAGTGTAATTATCTCTTTCAAAAACACCCTCACGCCACAATTTATATTCTAAAGACTTCCTCACAACATTATTTGCCGTTTCTTTTCCACCTTGCCAATTCCAATGATTTTCACCCCTCATTAAATCACTCATGTGTTTTCTCCATTCTGTTGTGTGTTTTATCCCTTTGTGCCAAGGTTGGGGTTTTCCCTTTCTAGCCAAGCTCATCCTTTTTTTAGTTTCTTCGGACAATTTCTGCCCCCTTTTTATCCAACCTTTTTCACAACCTTTATACATCGAGTGGCCTTTTTGGAAACCCTTGTGTCCTTTCATGGTTTTATTAAACTATCTATATATTTTACAACATCTGGTTGAAACTTAATCTTGTAGTTACCCTTAGCGGGATCTGAATTTCCACCAGCAAAATGAATAACACTTAACTGTTTCTTTCCGGTGGGGGCGTCTAACATTATTTTATTGTCGTCCATATAACACTTAATCCAAGACGGTTTAGCAATAAGACCATTTAACCTATCCCCCAAGTCATAACATTTAACTTTATATTTAAAATAATCACTTGTAAGTATCGAAAGAATATCCTGTTCTCTGTATTGATACCTGTCAAAATGGGGACTAAAACACAAATCCAACCAATGCTTAACAAATTCTCTACTCTTCATCACAACCATTCCGCAGTTATAATAAGTTTGAATATCCCAAACCCGTAAGGGTAAATCGTTTAAAACCGTACCAACATCATAATCTTCTTTATCTTTTAAAATATGGTTTAAATCGCTCGTGATTATCTGATCTGCATCCAGTTTAATAACTGTGTCATACCCTTCTATGTTTAAGAATTGATTACCCAACATTGGAGTTGCCCTGTAAAAGAATGACGGGTCAGGGTTAAGTTTAAGTTGATCAGGACCGATCAAGGCTAGGGGTAACTCCTCTTCCGTGTGAAACTTTCTTAGGGAGTTTTTCATCATCTCAAAATACTTGAGATTGTTGGCATCAGCTACGGAGACGGCTATGACCTTATTTTTCATCTTCTTGTTTTAGTTCAGAAATAAGGACATTTGTTGTCATTAACATTGTGGCAACTGAAACTGCATTTTCTAACGCTACACGCTCAACTTTTACCGGATCAATAATCCCCGCTTCTATCAAATTCTTTACTTTGCCATCTGTAACGTCAATTCCCATAGGATATTTCTGATCTGATAGACTGCCCCAAATTTCTGCGTAATCTAAGCCTGTATTTTCGATAAGTCTCTTGAAAGGCATCCTTAGTGCTTTTTTGAGTATTAACGCGCCAAAATCGCTCACATCGCCCCAGAAGGGCATCTTGGAGATGTTTACCAATGCCATCTGCCCTCCGGCAACTATTCCTTCATCTATTGCTGCTTTTGTAGCGTTTACGGCATCTATTACTCTTTCTTTCTTCTCTTTTACTTCGACTTCGGTTGCACCACCTACATTTATAACTGCGACACTGCTTGTAAGGTTTGCGAGGCGTTGTTTTTTGATATCTCCATCAAATTCACTGCTTGCTACCTTAATTTGCTCTTTTAACTCGTTTATCCGCTTATTTACAATGGTTTTTGTACCCGCACCGTTAAGGATAATGGTTTTGTCCCTGTCTACCGTTACCTTTTCAGCCTTGCCCAACTCTTCAATTTCAACGCTATCCAAAAGTCTGCCACTGTCTTCAAGTATGGCTATACCACCAGTAAGTGCGGCAATGTCCTCCAACTCATCAATTCTTCTGCCTCCGTAGGCGGGAGCTTGTATTGCTACCAAGTCGAATACCCCTTTTAGTTTATTTATAACCAAAACCGCCATTCCTTCCTCAACAACCTCTCCGGCAACAATAACAAGGCTTCTAATCTTCTTTTCAAGTAACTTTTGAAGCAAGGGGGCTATTTCATATTGATGGTTTATCTTTTTGTCGGTAATTAGGATGTAAGGGTCTTCGATAACAGCCTCGACAGTCTCGTTTTTGTTCACAAAGTAGGGTGAAAGGTAACCCCTGTCTATTTCCATGCCTTGTTTATATTCAACTTCAGTTTCAAGTTTTTTACCTTCTTCTGTGGTGATAATGCCGTCTTTACCGACTTTTTTGATGGTTTCTGCTACAAGTTTCCCGATATCGGGATCTGTTGAGGAAATTGTGGCTACTTGTGCGATTTCTTCATCTGTTTCGATCTTTTTGGTCAATTTCTTTAACTCTTCCATAACCAACTTTGAGGCTTTCTCAATTTGTTGCTTGATAACCATTGGATTAGCTCCCGACGCTATCGCCTGGAACGCCTCTTTGATTAACGCCTGACCCAATATGGTTGCAGTTGTAGTGCCATCTCCCGCCACCTCGTTGGTTCTAATAGCTGCGGTTTTGAGAATTTCAGCTCCCATGTCCTCGAATTGGTCTTTAAGATTAACTTGGCGGGCTACTGATACGCCATCGTGAAGTATTGTGGGGGTTGCAAAACGGTCATTTATGGCTACATTACGACCTCTTGGACCGAGAGTTGTCGCAACTGCCTCAGCAACAACATTAACCCCTTTTAGGATTTTGTTTCTTGCACTTGTACCAAATAATAATTCTTTTGTTATTTTCATTCTATTATTGCCAACAATTCATCAAATTTAACAAGTAGATATTCTTTCCCCTCGTATTTAACCTCCTGATTTGTCCACTTCTTAAAAAGAATTGTTTGACCAATTTCAAAGTTTTCTATTTCGGCCCATTGTTCTTTCCAGTCTTTAGTCCAGTAACCAATGGCAACAACTTTCCCCTTACTTGGTTTGTCATTTAAATCTTGTGGTAAATAAATACCACCAGATTGAGTTTCCTCTTTAATAGGCTCTACTAAAATATAGCCAGGAAGTGGTTTAATCATCTTGTGTATATAAATCCATATTGATAATCTTTAAGTTTAAATCCTAACGGCAAAAGAATCTCGGGTAATCCATCTCCGTGTTCACCTATTATCATTTTTATTTTATCTGCCACCGAAGGAAAGTCGGGAGCGCCAAATATTTCTCTTTCTGCACTTTCAACATCTATTTTTAACACGTCAACCTGATCAATTTTATTCTCTTTCATAAAATTCGCTAGTGACTGTGTTTTTACTACGATAGTATCTGCACCACTCTTAAATGCACTTCCTCCGTATCCAGAATTAAAAAAGTTGCGCTCGCCATCTTCTTTAGCCAAGGCAATGTTAAATGGAAGAATTATATTACCAACCTCAAACTCCTCTACGTGGGTTTTCATAATCTCGAAAGGCCTTGGGTCTGGTTCAATAGCATATATCTTTTTAGCAAAAGGATAACTGTAAAAAGAAAATTCACCTTCATAAGCTCCTGCATCAATAATTGTTAATTGCGGACATGTGGGTTTATAGATTTCCTTTTCAAACACTTCGTCTATGAATCTTGCTTTGTTGTCTTCTAACATTTTATATAATTTAAGTATATTACTCATTTTTTTGTGGCGACAAGTATGCTTGCATCTGTGGGTAGGGTTTCTACATCAAATCCTCTCATGTCCAAGACCCCTCTTACTTGTTCGGGGTTTCTGCCGTTCCATGCGTGATTCTCCATAATTATTCTATCAATTTTGTCGGCCACCTTCCTGAATCCCTCTGAGGATATAATCTCAACCTCGCTTCCTTCTACGTCAAGTTTCATAAGGTCAACGTGTTCTATTTTGTTTTCTTCAAATAAAGTGTCTAGTGTTATTGCTTCAACTTCTTCCTCCGGCTTGCCGTCTCTCCAGGTAGACATGTGTAAACTGCGCATTGTTTTATTGTTTGCAGGACCGCCAAAGGGTAGTTTGCCGTTCTTCATGAATAGCGCTTTTTGAATAGGTACTACGTTTGTAATCTTGTTAAATTCAAGCATGTGTTTTAAACATTTAAAGTGTTCCGTTGAAGGTTCAAGGGAATAGACCTTAGAAGCAAACTGTGAAAAATATTGTGATGTTAGACCAATATTTGCCCCCACATCGAGTATCGTTAAATTAGATTTGCCCACTAAAAAAGGAGCATATACGTTTTCAACATACACCTCCTTCATTATATGACCGATAAAATTCTCTTCTATCGATCCCTCAAAAAAAATACCGTTCATGTTGGGTAGGTAGGCAGTTAATGCCCAACCCTTACTGCCTACCATTATATCCCAACTAAAATAGGTAAATCAATACCTAAATTATACCTGTAAACTCATATTTGCCTGAACAGCCTCTTCATTGTTGTAGGTTGATTTAACCCAAACTTGAATTGAGGATGTACCAGCCAAATCAAACGGAGACTTAATTGCATGCACACCTGTATCAACAAATGCGCCAATCGTTCCACCGTTAATCGCTACTGCCCCAGTTCCTGCTGTGAAGTTTAATATCTTCACGTCGTTGGTTCCTCCTATCTTGCAAGGAAGTCCGAACAAACAAGTTGTTCCGGATGTCCCTACGCCGACTTTAGAGGTACCGAGTCCAACTGCTGTGCCTGGTGTAAAAGTTCCACTTCTCACTGAAGAAAAAACTTTAGTTCCTACTGTCGTTCCACCATTAGCTGCATTTGCTATTGCAAAGTTTTCAGTAATGGCCTTGCCGAACTGGTCATATCCGTTTATAACGAATGTGCCATTCATAGCAGCGTGTGTACCCAAATGGACCACCTCAAGGTTTCTCGGATAATCCAAAAGGATATTATCAAAAACTATTGCCTGTGGAAGCGATGTCCCTGTAGGAGGTGCAGTACCCAAATAAGTTTGCGTCCTGTTTGGGCTCACGATTGTATACACCGTGTAAGCATCTTGCTCATCAGGTGTAACTGCATTGGAACTCAAATCAAATCTTAATCCTGGTATTGTTCTTTTTAATGACATAATATTCACCTCCCCCTAACGCATTTCAATTGATCATGTTGCCGAGTCAATGCTAGCAACTCTACGCAACGCTTTAAATTTCAAACTGTAACTTCATAAGGTCGTCTAACAACCTTACCCCTACTGTTAATAACAGTTAGACCGTCTTTGGACTGCCTTTCGGCTATTTTGTCGTCTCCTTTTAAGTGTTTGAGAAACTTCTTTCCAAAGTATTTCTCTGCCGCCTCACTTTTACCACCTAAGTTTACAGATGAGATGAAAGTTGCCAGCGCGGAGGCTCTCTCACCCATTCCTTCCGCAAACTCGCGCTTCCTTTGCCTGCCCAACATCTCACTCTCCCGTATTACCTCGTCTATCACCCGCCTATTGTGTTGCGGGTTAAAGTCGGGGTCGGGCTCAACTTTAACAAACTTCCAGTCTTGTCGGGCTACTTTCATGCGATGGGGCCAAGAGTCGAACTTGGTGATCCCTTTCTCCATCGTTTCGGCCTAGTTTAAGGATTCGGCAGAAATTTATTTATTTATTCTGCTCTAGCCTCTCATCGATGCCAGGCCGACCAACACCGTTAATCCGTCTTTCTCGTTTCCTGCCCGTTAGCAGCTGGACTCAAACATAACATGTTTGCGAACCAATGTAACACTGCTTGGTAGGTAAGAGTATTTTGCAAACGCAAAAGTCCTCCACCACTTGGGTCTTCGAGCCAATTGATGTCATTTACTTGACACAATGTCCATGAATCCATGTCCAAAATGAACACGACTCCGTCCGGACAATCATAATCAAGGAATACACCAACGTTGCCATCACCTGCCGCGAACTCCAAACCCTTGAAACCTCCGAGTAGATCAGCCTTATCGACTGTTCTACGCATAGCGGTAAGTATGTCACCATACTTTTTAAACAAAGATTTATTCACAATGATAACAAAGGTGTCTCCGGATTGAGCATACTCGCGAGCTGCGAGGTAGCTGTCTTCCATTCTAGATAATGTCAAAGCCTCTGAGACTGATCCAAAACTAGGAGTCCATCCTGTATTACTTCTTGCGAGTCCAGCGTACGTAGATGTGCCGGTTGTAGAAGAGAGAGCATCCTTAAGTCCATTAAACTCTGAGGTTCCCCCACCTTCTAACGAACCATCGTCGATATAGATAGAGTCACTAGCTGCGATTGCCGTATTGCCCGTAAAGACAATAGAGGTTCCCGTAACTGAAGAGACCGTACCTTCTGCTGCACTGGCGGTACCTACTCCAAGGATTTGCCCTGGGAATACGTATTTAGCCGGAGCAATATCGCCGTTGATAGTCCCGTACATGTCCTTAACTCTGCCATCGTCGGGTCCTGTTCCTGCTCCAACACTTTCTATTGCAGCGGTAGCTGCACCTGCGGAACCCCCTGTTTCTCTAGCCTGAGCTATGACACCGTAACTATCTCCATACATCTGCCGGTTGATGTGTCGCCCGAAGTCTGTCGAAAGAGTTTGTGCTTGCGCGTTGAGCATATTCTCAACAGCACCCTTCACGGTCTTGGTCGCATCGATAACCAATTTAGATATATCGAACGCACCAGTCGGAATTTTTACTGACACTGTTCCCCTAGACGTACTTCTTCCACTTGATGTTACAACACTATTACCATCATCTGCTAGGTTAGCAACTCCGCCGTGTCGAGAAGTCCAAACGGGGGCGATAAATTCATCATTCATGAACGTAACACCGGCGTTTCTCTTCATCTGATCCACTAGGATTTTATCCTTGGGGAAGTTGTCTTTAATGTAAGGTAATACCACTTCTTTCAAAGCAGCTGCAACATTACTTAATTGTAAAGCCATATATTTATTCTCCTTTCTAAACTGATTAGATAAGTTCTAATAGCCAAATTTATTCTCTGTTTAAAGCGTCACTTAAAGCTTCGGTTAGATTTGCTCTTGTAATCGGTTTTGTCTCTGGGAGTTTAATTCCCCCGCCTTTTTCTTCCGTTACAAAAGTATCCTTCTTGATACCTTTAAGTTTGTCCTCTTTGATTTGATCCAATTCTGCTTCAAACTTTATCTTGTAAGCTATTTGGGGGTCTTTTATGCCCTTATCACTCATAAATGTAAGTAAATCCTCGGCACTTACCTTCGGATTACCCGCAGTTTCCTGCTCTGCGATAAAGTTTTTAGTCTGACCTAAAAGATCCCTGCCCTCTAAGATTGCATTAACCGTCTTGTCAATCTCGTCTTTGCTTACAAAACCCATACCTTTTAGTTTGGTTGCGGCGAGTGCGAGTTGTTCTTCCTCTGTCAGTTCTTCACCTTCAGCGGCTTTCTTGGTTATCTCTTCGTCTTCCTTGGCCTTTGTATCTTCTGCTTTGGCCTTTTCTTCTTCCTCTTGAGCCTTTCTGAACTCTACATTCTCGTTGATTGTCTGTTGAAACTTCGGCCAAATACCTTCTACTTTGACGTTGTATTTTTCCTCTGCTTCTTTGGCAATCTTGCCTAAACCAACCAAATCATTTAGCTCGTCTTGAGAGTATTCTTCCTCACCTAATTTAATCTTTTCAGGTTCGGTTGATTCCTCTTTTTCCTCTTCTTTAATATCTTCTTTTTTGTCTTCTTTTTTAAAGAAATCGTCTGTCATTATTTTTCACCTCCCTTCCTGCCCCAACTTTAGAGTGGAGCCAGTCTTTCGGCCAATAAAAAAAGACCGATTTTCGTGTCGGTCTTCTAATTCACCTACTTGGTAGCTATATATGCTACTGATTTAAAATACTACGGATTTAAATTTCTGTCAAAATTAACGATCCATCAACTTCTCGCCTGAGAATGCAAAGTTGCTCTCTTACTGAAATTTAAATCTTTTACTTTACTTTTGCTTTTTATTAGTGGCATTTGGTTTTACTACTACTTTGGCTTTGGCATTAGCCATCGCAACCTTCTGTGTTTCTTCTTCCTGAGCTTTTATTTGTTCTGGTGATAACTCAATATCAGCCTGTGCAGCCAGTTGTACTTTGCCTTCTGCTGGTAAGTCTTTGAATGATATGGATTTACTTGGGCCTTTTTCCTCTTGTTGCGCAGGTTTACCCCCACCCGTGTCTTTCATTACTTCAAGCGCGGCCACCTTATTCTCGTCTATCCTGGTCTTTTGATCTGGGAACATTTCACTTCCTTTAAGGTCTTTGAATACTTCCATTAGGGCTACTTTGATTGCTTCTATCTGATTTTGTTCCATATTACCCGTTTGTCCAAAGTCTTCTATCGCATCCATTATCTCACTTGTTGCTCCGAACTGGTAAGTGTCTAGGAACTGTTGAACCACTGCTTTAATGGCTTCGGGAGGAATAAGACCTCCTGTTGCCAACTGAATCATTTTGTCCATAAGTCCGTTTAATACTTCTCTTTGTCCCTGGCGTGTATAGGCTGGCGTTGTTGAAATTTCAATTTCAACTTTATAATCCTTTTTAAGAGGCACGACATCTTTGGGAGTTTCAACACCAACTTCCTGTCGTTTCTTTAATGCACTGGCTCCGATAACGTCATAATACTGTGGCTCGCCTTTCTCCAGGTAGTAAACCGTCTTGGGTGAGGTGAAGTAATCATCGGCTATATCTAGGAACTTTTGGGCAATCTTTTTAACTGTCTGCTTTAAGCGTCTGTCGGCTATGACTAAGTTGGCATATTCACTCTCTTTAAGACTCTCGATGGCTGCATTGGCTTTTACTCCTGAAGGAAGTTTACCAAGCGTTGAGGTTGATACACCCTGCTCTTCTATTAAGGCTTGCATAAAGCCAATTAACTCAAAGAAGAATGTTGGTATATTGGCCATTTGACCTTGTGTCGGGGGTACACCTTCATACTCGATTACCTGCCCTCCGGCTTGGTTGGTAATATTGAATGACTGTCCCTTGCTCTTCAACCAAGTTCCCACAACCATTGTGTGAGCTATCCTTTCGCCTCTACTGATAAGCATGTCGAGGGATTTGTTGGCTGGAATGAATCGTTCAATGAGAGGCACTTGATAGATAGGACCTGGTTCAAACCTGAAGTCTGCATAAGGATAAGAAGGAAGCGATGTATAGCGGTCATAGAGTCCAATATTCCCTGCTGTGAATGAATGTCTTATAACCCTGTCCCCTTTTTTCTTTTTAGTTAATACTTCCTCAGAGTCTTTGTCTTGATACTTTCCATACTGAATCTTTAATCTTTCAACTATTTCATCATCTATATATTCTTGCAAAAATGACTCCTTTTGAATTAACGTGGCGTTGCTGTCAGAGTTATTCTCTCTGCCATACTTTGAAGTCATGTAAGCGTTCTTGATTTCGCTTGAGGCTTGTTTATTGTCAGGGTTTATCTTTGCCAGTTGTTCTTCGTCAAACTCTTCATTAGCTTTAATCTCACTTATAAACTTGGGGACTGCATCAATTAGGTAAGGTGAGTCTTCTGTCTCATTAACGTTACCGGCCAGGTAGATATCAAACGCATCCCTAACTGCAACCTTAATCTTTTCTTCAACTGCATCTGGCCATATCTTCAAGTAAGATACTGAATGTTTGGCTGCAAGGATAACCATATAGGCTATGAGTTCTGGAATGTCTTTGTCCCGCATCTCTTCTTCCAGCCAGTGACCGCTTGATTTGGCAATCCTTTTAGCTTCATCTAATGCAAGTTTATATTCGGGGTTTTCTTGATTAACCGTCTCTCCTGTTTCGGGGTCTTGAACCTGTTGGGGGGGGTATTGATACTTGGATATACGTTCCGGATACACGGTTGGGGTGAAGTCTCTCGATACAAGTAAGTTAGCAACACCCCTAATCTGACGTGATGCTTTGGGTATGGCCCTAATAGGTGCCCACATGTTTTGCCGTTCTGTTAAATCAACTATCTTGTTTTGGGTTCTACTAAGATATCTGAAGTGAAAGCCGTCATCAAAGAAGTTGTTATCATACCACCTGCGTTCAAAGGTTTTGCGTTGTGAGGTAGCTGAAGTCATAATCTCATCAACCGCCTGACCTATGGAGGCAGAGGATATATTGCTTGTTTGATAATCTCTTAATCTATCAGCCATTTTGTGTCTTTATAACCTTACCAAAGTCTTCCTCGGACATATTTTCAAGAGGTGTAATTTCAGGTTTGTCGGTATTTGCCTTGATTACGGTCTTATCTGCTAAATCTAAACTGGCGATCTCTTGAACATTCTTTCCAAGAATAGCGTTTAATAACTTGGCTCTTTCCTTGCGGTTATTCCACTCTTGCCAACCAATTAAAGCAACCAGAGCAACAATAACCAAAGTCAAAATAATCATCTTATTATCCACCTCGCTTTCAGGTAACTTTCCATTGAGTTAGGTAGCCAGTAATCCTGCATTTTGTAAATTACCAACTCTGGGTGTTCAAAAAAGTGATAGTGTCTTCTTATAATTCTAATCTCAACTGGGATTTTGTCAAAATTGTACCCATACCCATAGGGTGTTTTGATGTCTCCCACAAGCGTCTTTAGAGAGCTAATCATCTCTGGTATCAGATACTTCTCCTGTATTCCTACTTCAATCTTTTTGATGCCGGCGAGTGATGCGTCTTTGTGTACTTTCTCAGCAACATCACCCAAAAGCATATGGGGTATTCCTATTCTGTCCATAATATCTTCTACATGTTCTAGTGCTTTAAGTAGCGAATCCTCCCCCAGTCCGTCTCCCATTTCTTTACGCCACTTGCAGGGGTTTTTGTCATCACATTCGTGGCCACCACAAAATACGCATCTGCCATCCTGGTATGCGCTTCTTAATTCAGCTTTCGTTCCACTCGTCGAGTTCGGCGAGGTTTTGGTCTGTTTCCTCATATAATATTTTTTGTTCTTCGTAAGCCTCTTGTAAAGGTGTCTTTGGCTTCTCATGAGTCGCCTTGTACAAGGGGTTCAATGACCATACTGCGAGTGCGTGACTAATCACAATATCGTCATTGAAACCTTGTGGGGATTGATACATTACTCTACCTGATGCACTTATATCATAAGTAAAATTATTAAACTCTTTAATCGTGTCCTCAATATTTAGCATGTGAATGTGCCGTTGTTCAATAAAGATTGCCAGTTTTTCAACAATTTGTTTCTTTGTTTCGTTTGTTAATTTGATAGGCTCAATTGGTACTCCTGCCCTTGTTAGATCGTCTGCGATTGGATCTCCAAGTCCTGTTGCGTCTAACATTACCAAAGCTCGGTTATAATGATCTGATACAGACTTAATCTTCGCTTTTTGAAAGGGCCATTCCAATTTATTAAACCTATCTTGATAAACCTGTTTGTTATTACTTCTGTCGTAAACGCTGATTACTGTAAAATCTGTAACTTTGGCTAAATCACACCCAATTACATAGGTGTGTTCATCAAGTGGCTTTTCAGGTAAAGCGTCTGCTATTGCACTTACGTTCCTAAATACCACCCCCGTGTCTTCCAGAAACTCAGCATATACCTCTTGCCTGACTACCCGCTCCGGCATATTTTTTACTTCTTCTCTAAGTAAATCTAGTTGAAGATATGGATTATCATAGCTAGTAAAGTGAAAATACTCGTATTCAGGTTTATCTTTATCTTTCCCGTATTCTGCCAACTTGTTAAATATTCCCATCCCTTTGGGCGTACCGCCAATTACACACCTTGGTTGATAATCCCAAAGCATTGGTTTTATGGCATTGTCCCAAAGGTACTCGTCTTTCAGAACGATACCAGCTTCATTTATAAACAACTTATCGTAGCCAAAACCTTCAATATTCTCTGGTCTATCTGCTGACCTAAAGTCGATGTACGAATTTTTAATATCAAGTATTTTGGCCTGTTTTCTCCAACGCCAAACGGTTTTTGGCAACTTTTTAAGGTGCGGTATAAAATATCTTTCTACGTACTTTTCAATGTTTGCGTTTACAGTATCAACCCACAAACCCGCTTTATACTTATCCTCAAGAGCTTCATTTATAAAATCGTTGGCTGCACCTTTGGTTAAACCAAAACGTCTACCCTTTACAACAATTTTATAACGGGCTTTTGAATCAAAGATTGTCTGTTGTGCTGGGAAATTTTCTGTTTCAAAGTCAATTTGCATTTATTCCTCTTCATTGTGTTTGCTTCTAACAATTCTTATTTCTAGTGGCTGATTATCTTCTCCAGTAATTACTTTCTTTTCTGTTTCAATCATATCGTGGTTTACCTTGAGAAGAAGTGAAACTATTGTGGCATTAATTTCTTTGCCTCCAAAGATTCCTATTTCTGTTAATGCTTCTTTCTGCTTCATTTTTAATTCGTCCAAAGCGTCCTGAAACTCTGAGTTCTTTTTGGCCCATTCATATAAGGTATTCTTACTAATATTCAACTTCAAGGCTATTCCTTCAACTGTGGGAATCTTCATATTTTGGGGAATTGCCTCAGCGAGATATTTGTTCAATTCATCAATAACTTCTGGAGTATATTTTGTTGGTCTGCCGCCTGGATGTTTCATAGGACGTTTTATTCCGTCCTTCTGATTCAACGAAGTGCTAACTATATATGTTAGTGATTACATTCTACTCTTTATTGTCAAGGGATTCAAGGAAATACAACCTATAAGACATTCTCAATCTCTTCTATTTTGTCTTCATTGATAATGGGTGCGAGTTCTTTGATCTCAATATATTTCTTTTTCCAGTATTTAATTTCACCAATCGCTTCTCTTAAAAGTTGTATATACATATCCTTGTCGGATAGTATTTTTTCTTTGGTGAAATATCCCCGTGTTGGAATCTTGTTTACAACAGTTCTAATATTGTAATATTGCTGTTCTTTGCTTCCATCAATATTAAACTTGCAAGTAATGAGTTGTCTCGCTTGCCAAAGTCGATATGCCCGACCGGCTACGGTATTATCCCACTCAAAGTTGTTGTGAATAGGAGAATTTTCATCTCTGGCTGACTCAACAACCTCCTCGGGTTTAATTTCACCGTTTTTAACCAACCCTTGTAATGTTTCTAAAACTATATCTTTTTTAACCATTTTTAATCACCTTCTTTCTGATAAATCCTGCCTCACCTCACCATACCTCACCTCACCATACCTCACCACACCTTACCTCACCGTACCAAACCTGACCTGCCAATCCCTACCTCTGCTAGCCCTACCTATCCACTCCCCAACTGCCCGACCTAAACACACCGTTCCCGAACTTACCTTACCACACCTGCCAAACCCTACCCGACCTCAACACTCCTTACCGCTCCCGACCATACCCCACCGCACCATTCCACACCTGCCCCATCAACTCTGGCTAACTTGGAATGTTCCAAAGTCTCCATTCCTTTCAGGTCTCCATTCCCCTAATCCACAACTAAACCCAGATATGTTAAGAAGATTAAGTACCTGCTCGGCTGAAATTACATCAGCGTTAAACTTAATAATAAATTTCATAGACCAGTCTTTTACCTGTCCACGAAATCTAATATCTGCCGATCCCATTCCAACTCTCACCATATCGCTTCTACCAGACTTCTCCTTGTATTGAACCAAAATAAGTCCGTCTTTGTCTCCAACCACGAATACTGAACCACGAAGAAGTGTCATCGTAACCCCCTCTACGTTTCTAACAGCATTTACCATTGCTTGTTTAATACAAAGTGCCGGAAAAGCTATCTTACCTTCAGAGTTTTTGTAATAGGAATCTTCCACGTCTTTTTCTGGATTTCTAACTTCACGACCCTTGGAAGCCTTTTTCATTTGCTTATCAAGAATCATTTGTTTGGCCTTCTCTGACCACCTGTGGAAAATTAATGGAGAAGTTCCTTCTATTACAACTAATAAAGATTTTATATTTGGAGCTGGTATCTCAAACTTTAATATCGTTGGCATATTTATTCACCCCCTTTTACTGACCATTAAAGTATACAAGGTGTATATAGATAAGTCAACTACCTTTTTAGGTTCAAATAATAAGGTTTCTTCTTTTTTATCATTTCTTTTACTAAGTTGGGTACTTCTTCTTTTGTCTCCGGCCAGTAAGATTTTATATTTTTAAAGATCCTCATTACTTTTTTATCCTCCTCGGCCCAGTGGCTCCATCCGTCTGCTAGGTAATCCCTGCCCCTACCTCCCCCTACCAACTTGACAGCTATCTTCTCCCTATTGATATAATTCCTGATAGTTTCAAAACCCCTATATAATAAAAATGGAGTTATCGAATAAGCAAATGGTATTTTACCTTCTAGTGCTAGCCCTACTGATATACCTATTAAAGATTGCTCGGCTGCTCCGGTATTGAAAGTCCTTTCAGGAAAACACGCAAAATGTCTATCGAATATCTTGTATCCCAAGTCTCCAACTACCAAAAAAACATCTTTGTTTTTTTCCATCTCCTTAAAAAGTGCATACGCAAAGTATCCTCGCTGACTATCATGAATTGACGATTTTAAAAATCTATACATTGAATCTTTTTTTAATTTTACTCGGTCTCGTTTTCCAATCACCAACTAGACCATCGTATTGACGATGACAAAATACACACAACCAAATCCAATCATTTAAGTTTCTCAAGTATTTCCCGCTTTTGTTAGCTAATTGTATCTTTCCTGTTCCACCACATTTACAACACTTATTGGGTCTGACCAACCTTCGTTTCACCCACTGATGAAGAGCGGCATAAGTATATCCAACTTCTTTAAAATTAAAATGTTGACCTATTTTTAATCCATCAATATTGTGGTTTTTCTGTCTTCCTTTTCCTCCTTTATTCCAAACTGGATAATTAAGTTTCTTTCCTTTATTCCAAGGAGAATTGCCTTTTTTGAACGCTTTAACAGGCATAAATCCCTTTGCCATTTTTCTATGCTTAAATGGCATCTTTAATCCTTTGTTCCAAGAGGTTTTACCTTTAATAAATGGCATAGTTATATTATAGCTTGTTCAGTTCTATGTTTCAAGTGTCTGTTCATAATCCTCCTTTGTCATTACGCAATAATGCGCGTCGATTCCTTTTAAGAATGGGTATTGTTCTACATCGGTCCTTACAAATATCATGGTAGGCATCTGGACCTTTTGAGATATGGCTTTTTTGATGTGCCTCACGTCGTCTTCTGCTACTTCTACTATCCAACCGAACCCCTTAAACGCATCAAACAAATCACAACCCTTTATTTCTTTGTAAGCTCCGAGGCCGTTTACGTTAACCAAGACAACCAGGTTTTTGAGTTTCTGTTCGTAGGCCATTCTCAACGCTTCCCAAATTGAACCCTCGCTACATTCGCCATCGCTTATAACACAGAAGACTCTTTTGTTCCTGTCGGCTAGTGCCATCCCAACCGCAATGGGCAGTCCCTGCCCTAAACTGCCGGTAGAACAGTCTATGTCGGACCCCGACCTTGTCATTGTGTTTAACCTGTCCGGATGTGTGCCGGAGTGTTCTACTAAAAACTCTGCGTCTATAAATTTGTATTTTTCAAGGACAACATATAAAGCCAATCCCGCGTGGCCTGAAGACAATATAAACTTCTCATCGTCATTTTTAACGGCATAAACCGCATCAATTAAATTAACTGCCGTGAGGCAACTTCCTATGTGGGAGAGTTTGTGGATGTAACTTAGGTCTAGGATTCTTCGTTTAAGGTCAGTCATAAAGGTAAGTAGTCTTGCGTCATGTATTTAATTGTTTCACTAAGTTTTCTTTTTGGTTTCCAACCTAAAGCTCTCAGACTTCGATTGTTGGCTTTCCATTTTTTCGTATCATATTTACGCAGACTCTTAACCAATTTAACATTAGCTTTACAATTAAGCGTTCTTTCAGTCATTTGTCGGATGTAGCGATTAGTAAATTGTTGCCCTGTCCCTACTTCGTAGATTTCACCTTGAAATTTACCCTTTTTTGCAATCAGAAGTAAAGCATCAATAACATCTTCGACATTCACAAAATCGTGGACAGGTCTTTCAACAAAAGGCATTTCTTTACCCGATATACAGGAGTTAATTAAGGTGGGCACAAAATGCTCTCTCTGCTCGCCTTGACCGATAATCGTGTAAGGTCGGACTATCGCCGCTTTTACACCCCATTCTCTAACAGCTATTTGTATCATTTCTTCCGTTGCTTTTTTGCTTGCTGAATAGAATGTTTGGGCAGGCAAAGACACGGAACTCGTGGACATGTAAATGAATTTTGTTTTAGTTCCTATGATTTCCTGGAGTGACGCAGCAACCCTTAGTAAGTTGGCTTGATAAATTGAACGGGGGTCAGGGGTTTGGCTGGCCAGATTTCCATAACCGGCCAAATCAAATACCACATCAATATCTTTAGGAATTATTCCGTCTCTTTCGAGAGGTTCAAATTGTCCCAAGCGTCGCGAAAGATGTTTGCCTACGAAACCCGATGAACCCGATATTGCGTATTTCATTAACCTCCTTTCTATATACTTTTTCTCCACAGCCTCCACAAGTTACTTCTAAGTTATCTCCTGATATTATGGTCGACCCTTTATGGAAACGTAAGACGACAAAGTTTCCGTTATCGTCAATTTCACCCAACACCTGTGCTACTCCGTTTATTTCACAGTTACCGCATTTAATTAATCTTTTCATATATTTCTCTAGCTCTTGCCAGTCCTTTGGGACTTCCCATGTCAACCCAATAAGCCTTAGCTGTTTGGTAACTAATTGATGGATTTTTGGTCCTCCAATAAAATGGTTCTATTATTCTTGTACCGGCATACACATCTTTATCCATATATTTTATATTCCTGCCGCCGGACATTGTAAACATTTCATTTATATTTAAGTTGGTTAGAGTGTCTCCGTTAACCACCACACAGAAGTCTCTTTCTATCCAATGGGAAACGCTGTAGACGGTACCTTCTTCACCCAAGAGTTTTGGTTCATAAGTATATAAGAATCTGGTTCCAAAGTAGTTCATTATCTTTTCGGGCAGGTAGTGGGTATTAACTATGATTTCATGGATACCGAACATGTTGAGATGATTCGCGATGTGTTCTAATACTGGTTTACCGGATATTTCCACCATTGGTTTGGGAACGTCATCTGTTAAAGGTTTTAATCTGGTTCCCAATCCTCCGGCTAAAATTATCGCTTTCATCGTTTTAGAAATTCATTTAACTGTTCTCTCGTATTGTTTGTCTTTTTATAAATCCTGTGAAATTCCCAATGACATTCTGCACAAAAAGTAATTCCATTAGACACAACAAATCTTAGATTGGGATATTTTGAAAAATTTAGAACATGATGAGGATGTAAATATGCCCCATTTCTACCAGAAAGACAACATTTCCTACATTTAAAATTATCTCTTTTAAATACCAACTCTCTCCAATCGTAAAAATCTTGATGTTTCCTTATCAATCTATTTAAAGGTTCTATTCCCCCCTTCCAATTCCAAGGTCTTTCTCCTCGTTTAAATTCAGTATTTACACCCTTTCTTTCACCTTTTTTAATCTCGGTCTTGGGTGAAAGCCGAACGCCAGTTTTAATCAATGTTGCTTTATCTGAACACTTTTTAGAACAATACTTTCCCTTTCCAATTTTTGTTCTTGATGGAAATGTCTTAAATTCTCTGTTACAAACTTTACAATTTAGTATCATTCTATTTTGCGTACATCAAGGCCATTGTAGTCTATCGAAAAATCAATATTTTTGACACCTATTTCATTCATAGATTTTATAAGTCTCTCTTGATCCTCTGGTTTACATATTACCACAAAATGTCCACCACCACCAGCACCACTTAACTTAAATCCCAATGCTCCGTTATTTTTAGCCTTTTCAT